AGAGGACGACACGTTCTCCATGCTGACGTCCGACGCGCTGCTGGATTTCTGGAACCAGTTGACCGGCGCCATCGCGGCCACCGCCATAGCCGTCGTGTCGGTCTTCCTGGTGGTGGGCGGGGTAGTGATCATGAACATCATGCTGGCGGTGGTCACCGAACGGACCCACGAGATCGGCATTCGCAAATCCGTCGGCGCGCGGAAGCGCGACATCCTGAATCAGTTTCTTGTGGAATCGGCGGTTTTATCGGCCAGCGGAGGGATAATCGGTGTGCTCATAGCCTGGATAGTAGCGGTGCTGGTGCGGACGTTCACGCCTGTGCCGATGTCGGTGCCGGTGACGGCGGTGGTGGTGGGCGTTTCGCTATCGGCGGTGGTCGGCCTGTTCTTCGGCATCTATCCGGCGCATACGGCGTCGCAGTTGGATCCCATCGAAGCCTTGAGGGCTGAGAAATGACGCCGTTTTCGATGATATCGGGAGCGCGCCTGGCGCTAGAGACCATACGCGCCCACAAGATGAGGTCGTTTCTGACCGTGCTGGGCGTCATCATCGGCACCGGAGCGGTAATCGGCGTCGGCTCGATTATCGCCGGGCTCGATGGTGCCATTACCAACCTGCTGCGCAGTTTCGGCCCGAACACGGTGATCGTCACCAAGACCGCCGCCCTTGGCCATGCCACGCGGGCGGAACGCAGCCGCAAGGCGCTTACGCTGGAAGACGCCCGCTCCATCGCCGAGCGCTGCGCCGCGGTGCAACACGTCAGCCCCTACCTGTTTGCGCCGGGAGGCCTGCATTCCGCCAAGTACAAGGGCAACGATCTATACAATATTGAACTCGGCGGCACGGAGGAATCCTACGCCGCCGGCGGCACCACCATGAAGGCCGGCCGCTTCTTCACGGATCAGGAGAGTACCCACCACATGCCGATTGTGGTGATTGGCGCGGACGTGCAAAAGCAATTGATGGCCAACGCGGACCCGATCGGCAAGAGGATCGCCGTGGACGGTCACGAACTCGAGGTGGTCGGGGTGATGGACAGGCCGGCGGCATCGCTGCCCGGTCAGGACGACACGCGTATCCTGGTGCCGTATTTCACCATGCGGAAGATGTTCCCCAACGTGCAGGAGCACATGCTGATCGTGATTGCTTATCCGGGGATGATTCAGCAGGCGGAGGATGAAGTCCGCGCCGTGTTGAGGATCACGCGCCGTGTGCCGTTCAACGGTGTCGATACGTTCTCCATCACGACGGCTGAACAGATGATCGAGCAGTTTCACAGCGTAACGGCAACGGTGGCGCTGGTGATGGTCATCCTCAGTTCCATCGGATTGCTGGTGGGCGGTATCGGCGTGATGAACATCATGCTGGTGAGCGTTACGGAGCGAACGCGCGAGATCGGAGTGCGCAAGGCGATCGGCGCCAGAAAGAGCGACATCATCGTTCAGTTCCTGACGGAAGCGGTGGTGCTGACCGTGTTGGGTGGGGTGATTGGGCTGCTGCTCGGTTGGTCCATCTCGCGCGTCGCCGGCCTGATATTCCCGAACCTGCCGACGGCGGTCCCGCTTTGGGCGGCGGCGTCGGGAGTGGCCGTTTCCGTGGGCGTCGGTCTCTTCTTCGGCATCTGGCCTGCCAGTCGCGCCGCGCGCCTGGACCCGGTGGAGGCCCTGAGGCACGAGTAGGATTTCGCCCGAGGCTACTCTGCCATACTGATAGTTCGGTCTGGCATGAACCCTCAGGAACCGTTCTTATTGCGAAGTGCGCGTTGGCTGGCTTTTGGCTCGGCTGCCGCGATTATGGTGGGGATTGCCCCCTCGCAGATCTTGCTGGCGCTCTCCCTTGCCGCACTGCTGGGGTGCGGTGAAAAGTTGCGGTTGCCGCGCATGTGGCTGCCGCTCGGAATCTTCCTTCTCGGGACCGTCGTCTCCCTCCTGCTATCGGACGATCCCGTCGCCGGACTTCCGCAGATTCGCAAGTTCTACGTCTTCCTCGAACTGCTGGTCGTCTTTTCGCTGCTGCGCAGCCTGGCCATGGTCCGCCTCCTCTTTCTCACCTGGGCCGGTATTGGGGCGCTCACCGCCGTCCGCGGATGCGTCCAGTTCGCCGGTAAGGTGCAGGAGGCGCATCGCCTCGGCCGCAGCTTCTACGAGTTCTACGTGGGAGAGCGGATCACTGGCTTCACCAGCCACTGGAACACCTATTCCGCAGAGGAGATGTTCGCCTTGATCATGCTGGCATCCTTTCTGTTTTTTGCCCCGGGGCGGAAGCGCCTCTGGCTGTGGCTGCTGTGCGCCGCGCTGATCGCGCTTGCCATCCTACTGGGAGAAACGCGCGGAATCTGGATCGCCCTGGCGATTGCGCTCCTCTATCTGGTATGGTTCTGGCGGCGCTGGATGGTCGCATTAGCGCCCGTCGCTCTCGCGGTGGGGTTCTTCCTCGCACCTACCGCGATTCAGGACCGCGTCACGTCAATCTTCAAGCCGAAAGTCGACGATTCCAACCAGTTTCGGATCGTCACATGGCGTACCGGTCTGCGTATGATCGAGAGCCATCCCTGGTTCGGCCTAGGCCCCGAAGGTCCCAAGCTGCACTTTAACGAATATGTGCCCGCCGATGTTCCTCGCCCGCTGCCCAGCGGTTGGTACGGGCATCTGCACAATATCTATCTCCACTACGCCGCCGAACGCGGCATCCCCACAATGCTGGTGCTCATGTGGATGCTGATCCAGATCCTGGTCGACTTCTGGCGGGGGTTGAGAACATCGCCGCCCGGCAGTGGCCATCGAAAGTTTCTGCTGCACGGAGGGATTGCCGCCGTGATAGCGGTCATGGTGGAGGGCTGTGTGGAGTTGAATCTGGGCGACAGCGAAGTGCTCACTATGTTCCTCGTGGTGGTGGCCTGCGGGTACCTGGCCTTGGAGAAGGATCTGGCTGCCGAGCCCCCTATCACCCCATAAACCGAGACCGGCTTAATGCCCGCTCCAACGGCAACGGGTACCCAATCAGGCAGAACTGATCCAGTGCGAACAGCACCACGCTGTCAAGTTGTTCGCCCGCGGCTAGTCTCTGCTCCTGGCTCCATGGGGTCGTGTACTCGCCGATCCCCACCAAGTGACTGCTCTGCGACCGCCCGAACCCAAACTCCATCGGCAGTTGAATTGAGGCCAGCGCCTTGTTGAGATCGCGATCGCCCGTGTACGTGAAGTTCTCGGTCTTAAGCGAATCCAGGCTGGCCGGCAGCCAATGCGCGCGGGGGAAGTTCACCAGCCGGTTCAACGGCGTGTCGTTTACGTCCGGCGGATAGAGTACCTCAAACCGCGTGTTGGGGTGCGTCTGTCTGACGTGAGCCATCACGGCGTCCGTGAATTCTCCAATTAGGCCCGGCAGGAATGCGCATTCATCCGCGTATCCACTGGGATCGGAGTTCTGGCTGAGGATCACCGCCATGGGTCTTCCAAAGCGCGTCTGAAAGGCGCTCGTCGTGTGGTTGTCATAGAACGGCATCCCGGAGGCAGCCGCGAAGTACCACCACTGCACTTCGCCAAACTGCACGTACGGCTGCACCCCGGCGCTCGCCATTGCGTCCGCCATCTCGTGGTAGACAGCCTTCCAGAATGCTGTGCTTTCGGGGCCGAAGTTCGTCTGCACCGCGGGCGTGTTCAGCCAGACCGGGTCGCCGTTCGGGTAGCGCTGCGCGAGTTTCGCTTGCGGCGTATCGTCTCCGTGCTGCAATTCCATGCTGAACGCCGCGGTCACCTCGATCGCATAGCTCTTCATCGCCCTGACGAAGGCCTCGTTCCAGTCTCGTGCCGCACGATTGAGTTTTAGTGGGGCCGCCGTGTCCGTCCGCCAGATCCCGTCGATTCCGCCCGCCAGCCTCACGCCGCCGGCCGTTGCCGAGAACACCGCGCTGTCCGTACTCGCACCGATGCTTAACTCGTTGCCCGAGATCCCCATCAGCCGCGAGGTGATCGTCAGCACCGCGCCTTCCGCTCGCGCCCACACGCCTGTTGACCCGGCGTTGATCAGTAGTGCAAAGCAAGTGGCGATGCTAGCAGCCGTGTCGCCAATCAGGTTGAGGTGGTCGACTGACGTGGGTCCCAGCGATACCCGCGTGGTCTTGCCGAACTCAGGCTGGCCCGAGAAAGTGATCGTTCCTCCCGCATAGTTGTGGCCCTGCCGCAGAAGCTCATAGAACCACATCGCCCCGGCGTAGTGGTTCGCCCGGCCCTTGAATCCCAATTTCTGAATGAGCCACGCCGTCCGTTCTGGCGCGAGTGCCAGGGAGTGGTCCGTGTCCCAGTCGGTTGCCAGGGTCGTGACTTCCGCGGGCGGGAAGTCCGGCAGCGTGGCGCTGGCACACGCAAGCTCCAGGTAATCGAAGTACACCACGGTTCCCGGCGCGCCGGTGTGCGTCATGGTCATCGTATGTGGCCCTTGACCCGGCACCGCGGCGATTGGCGCGCGCACCAGCACATCTTCGGCCGGTTTCGCCAGATCGAGAGTCTGCGGAGTGCCTCCATCTACCTGCACTGTAACTTGGCCGCCGTTACTTAGCAGGCGCGTCCCGAGATAGAGCCGGTAGTCCCCGTTTGCCGAGTAAGTGCAACTCATCCGCGCGCCCGGAGTGTTCGCCCAACGGATCGAACCACCGGAATAGTTTCCCCGCTCCTCCGTCCATTGCCCCGTAAAGGCGACCGCTGCTGAGTCGTCCTCAAGGCGGCGGCTGCCGGTTCCCGCAACGGCGTACTGTAGGTTCGTCCCGCTGACCGTCCAGTTTGTCGCTGCCACCGCGAACTCGCTGCGCGCGAAGTTGCCGGTCTGCAGGTCCGCCGCCCAGGTCCAGCGAATCTTCCGTACATTCGTAGTTGGCACCGTCGCGCCCGTCACATCCTGTAGTGCGGAGAAATCGAGGTTCACGTTCCACTTAGCGGGCGACACTCCGCCCGAGAACGTGGCCGCCTCTGGCAACCAGCCTTCCGTGCCCGCCCCCTGCACCGTCCCGTACACGCCGATGCGATTCCCATTCGATCCCGGTGCGCTATGGTAAGTCAGCACGATCAGCCTGCCGGTGGATGTCGCGCTCACCGATCCCGCTGCCTGGTTCGCGCTGATCGCCGCCGCCAGGAAACCAGCCGCGGTCTCTAACGTGTCCGTGCCCACCAATCGGTAGTTCACATGTTGATCCAGCCACGCCAGTTCGATGTAGTCGCCCGCCGTCGCGGTCCCCTGCAACTCGAACTGCACGGTGGCGTCGGCATACTCGCCCATCGGGGTTGCATGGTTCTTCAATGGAACCTTGTACATGCTCTCCGTCCCGCTGGATTCCGCCCAGACTCTCAGATAGGGCCAGTCCACCGTTGGATAGAGCGTCGAATCCAGCGGGATGCAATTCGTGCGGACCTCGTCGTAGCTCAGATGCAGGCCGCTCAAGTCGCCGTCCGGTAGGTTGCGCAGCGCCGGGTGTTCGAACACGTTGTCCCGGTTCCACTCGATTACCGCCCAGTCGAACTGCTGCCGCCAGCAGCCCGAGACCGTGAACCCGCTCGCCGACGCGCCGCTTAGTGCCGCCACCGCCGAGGGTCGCTCAAAATAGCACTGCATGTCGCGATCCGGACGTAGTTTGGTGAGTTGTTCCGTCATTAGAGTCGAATCAGCACTGTCAGGTTCGCTCCTGGATAGGTCTTCCCCACCGAGAGTACCGCCAGTGTTACCTTTGCGCCCGGCGCCAGCGGACCCGTCACGTTCCCATCGGCCGCCGGCGATGTTGTCGTTCCGGCTGGGATCGATAGCGTGCAGTATGGTGATCCGTTCACATCCACCCGAAGCCTCACCACCGCATCCGCCACGCTTCCCAACATCGCGAAGACATCGCGCACAGAGTGCGCCGCCTCCGCCACCAGGGCCGGAGCCACGCTCTCTTTCACGGCGAGATATCCGTCCACCTGAATCGAGTACTGCCCACCCGAAAGTGTTCGCAGCCCCTGGTCGACGGAACTGGTCAGGCAGATGTTCCTCACCGGACTGTTGCCGCGGGTGTTCGTGACGAACAACTCCGCGCTTGCGATGCGCACGTCGGGCAGCGTCACCGCCTGGCTCCAACTCCCGCTGTAGGGGCTCCCGAAGAACTTCGGTGGAAACGCCGCGATCACTGTCGTTGGTTTCAGCGCATATACCCGAGCCCCCGCCTCAATCGTCCCTGGCGCGTTCTCGTCGCTTGCCGAACAGGTCACGGCGGACTGAACCGCCGGACGTGGTGTGAGCGTAACGGTATTGGCATTTGTCGTCGCTGTGGCGTTTACGTCCGCCGCCGCGATCTGCGACGCCAGTGCCGACGCAATATCGCCACTCCCATCCCCCGCCAACTGCGTATGAGTATAGGTGCACGCGCCAATCGTGATCGTGTGGGCGTACCCTAAACCGTAGGAGTTGTAGAAACCGAAGGTCAACACGCTTGCGGCCGCATGATGGGCCGCTGCCGCCGACCCGTGGGCGCCGCGCGTCACCTGATACCGCGTCCCGCCCTGTTGCACTGCCGTGATCCGCATCACTTCGCCGCCCACCTGACAGTAATCTCCAGCCGCCGCCGCGCCCTCGGACGCTAGATCCATCTGTGTCGCCGCCGCCGTCAGGTCCGCCGTCAGCCTCAACGCCGGCAGACCGCTGAGTTCGTCCCAGTGGTGCATCGTCAACGTGGCCGCCGAAACCGTGCTCGTGTTCGTCAGCTCCGTAAACGACACACCGCTTAGCTCCACCGTGCCACCGCCTTGCCCTGCTCCTAATCCGAAGAACGGTAGCGGGGGAATGTCCACGTCGGCCGTTCCGCTGCCGCCGATCTGCCACCGTGTCAGTGTCGATAGCTCGGCGCTGCACTCCAGGTCATTTACGTTCGCCGACCGTCCACACACTTGCGCCGTCTCGCCGCCCCGGTTCGGAACCGCGAACTGCACCGGACTGCTCGTCGTCACCGCTCCGAACTGCCACCCCGCTTCAGCCACCACGAAGAAACTGCTGCCATCCGGCGTCACCGTCCAGGCTGGCGATACAGTCAGTTCCGTCGCCGTATTTGCCGCAATCGCGCGCTCCTGTCCCGCGCCCCTTCCCCTGGTAATCCGCGCGATCATGCCGGTGTAACGGTTCGCTGTCATGTGCAATCCGTCATTACCCACAGACCTGACGCCGTGAATCGTCACCGCGCTCTCCGACTGCAACTCCATCCGCCAATAGAAGTTCGCGTGGTCGAAACTGGGGTCCGGCGGCGCAATCAACTCCTTCTCGAATCCCGTGTCGGTGAACAGCGCCGATATCGCCTGGCTCGACGCAATCCGGAACAGTTGCGCCGGAGTGACGCCCCGATATACGTTGAAGCTCACCGTTCCCGCGGAAAAGCTCAATCCGCTGAGTGTCACGCTGCTCCCGTCGCTCGACGTGATCGCCCGCACAATGAAGGAGAGCGGACTCTCATTCCCAGCCTCATCGACTCCGGACACCGCATAGTAGAGCGCCTGACCGGCAGTTAGCGACCCGCCCGTCCCCAGAGTCGCTGCCAGGCTCAGCAGCGGTATGCCCGGCGCCGCCGCTGCGGCGACGGCCGGCACCACGAACCCCACCCGAAGGTTCGTCTGCACCGAGCCATCGCCAGCCGTGGTTGCCGACTCCTCGACTCCGAACTGGATGTTGCCCTCAGCATCCAGAAGAGTGCCGAGTAACGGATGAGGAACGCCGATACCGGCGCTGCCCTGGCGCCGGCCGCCGCTTGCCGACGTCACCTGTCCGTTGCTGTCGGTGTACCACGAATCGTCATGAATCTGTGCCGTAATCGTGGAGGTCCGGTGGTTTGTCCCGGGTGCGAGTTTCAGGACTCGGAACATCTGCCGGTTGAACCCCTCCTTCAGATATGTCACGGTTATCAAATCACCCGGCCGGATCCCGAAAGACCGCACACTGGTCTCGAACTCCACATACGTGTTGCCGCGGATCGAGCGGTCCAGGTTCAGCTTCAACATCCTCGCAGCCTGGTCGAAGTTCGCGATTCCCAGTGCCGGCAGAGTCTGCGTCACCTCCTGCCCGCATCGCGAGACGTCGTCGGCATCCACCAGGGAGAAGCTGTCCTGCTGGTATTCGTTCAGCGAATCCTGGAATTCCACCGTAAGCAGGTTGGGAGTGTCCGCGATGCTGCGCGTGTAGACCCGGAAGCTCGGCTCACCCGACGGCTTTCGCATGAGCCCCGAATATCCGTTGCTCCCGTCGCCGAATTCGTAGCTCGGCCAGCCGCCATCCAGCGGCTCCGCGCTATTGGACCACGCCGGCTTGGCTGGCAGCTCCAGCGCCAGGGAGTTCTCCACTTGCAGTTGTAGCGCTCCGTTCGCCCCATACGTCAACATGAGTCGCGAGGAGTTGCGGACGCCCCGCACCAGGTCGCCCGCCGCCCTGCGCGTCTGTAGAACCAGGTTGCACTGGAACCGCGAGAGCTGAATTGCGTTTCCGTACAAATCCAGCGCTGCGATCTGTTCATCGCAGTACGCCGCCGCGGTCGCGAAACTGGCCACATCGATCTCCGCCAGGCTCCAACCCGCCCGCCGCAGGATGTCCAGCAGCACCCATGCCGTATTATTAGTGAACTGTTCGCTGATGTAGGCTCCGTCCGGTCCATACACTGGCAGCTTCAGTCCCTGCGCCAGTACCGTCACTTTGGGGAGCGTTGTTCCGTTGCTGATCCGGTTCGGCACCACCACCGAGAGGTACGCCATACTGCCGTACGGATCGCCCGCCGGTTGTCCGCTGCCGTCCAGGAAATCCAGGTCGAAGGCTCCCGATCGTGTGCCCGGCGTTTGAATGTTGTACCAGCCCGTTGCGGTCATGTTCGTGCCCGACACTCCCGCTGGAATCTCGAAGTCGTTCACCAGAACCTTCAGGACGCCTTGGATCTCGCCAAGCCCCAGCAGCACTTCCATCCGTGTCAGGTTTCCGTCATTCCGCCCGAATACCACAGGCGGGTTGTACCACGCCGTGCCGTAGATCATCGGAACGAAGTCGTTGTAGCGGGCCGCATTCACCGCCACTGCCGAGGTCTGTGACGCCTTGGCGCCATAGGCACGAACCGAAATCGCCGGAGGTACGAACTCCACACCGCCGAAGTTGCGGATCATCCCGCGCGCCTGGCAATCCGCTCTCGTGTAGCCGCAATCGGTGAACGGGGCGTCGCCGTTCATAGCACCGCTTCCACCCTCCACGCCCGCCGAATAGCCGCACCGGTAATACCTTGAATACTTGCCGCTCGCGCCACCGTCTACCGCTTCCGCGCGCTGCGAAGCGCCGCTCGGGAACTCCCACGGGCACCGCCGCTGGATCCTCACCTGCGGCATCAGCAACCGTTGCAGGTTCATTCGATTGGTTGCCGTCACGCGGAACGCCGCTTCCAAGATCTCGTCGGGTGGGTTGCATATCCCCTGAAAGATTACCGAGCGGCTCGTCAGGGCCACCGCGTTTCGCAGATCGTAGAACACCAGGCCGGCCGTCAATCGCGCGCCCTTCCACCCGGTCGCCCGCTCTATCTCCGAACAGTGGGAATCGGCGTTTGCCAGTACCAGCGAGATCTTCGGAACACCGTCGATCCCCTGACCGGACGACGCTTGAAGCTCGAACACGTTGTGCCCCAGCACTCTTGCGCCGTAGGAAACTCCCTCTACCGTTACGGCGTGTGTACTCCAGTGTTCGGTCGTGCCATCGGAAAGCACGCAGTCGAACAGCAGCAGCGGCGTGTCTGTGACGGCTTGCTCCTTGAGCTCAAAGATGGTTTGCATGAATAATCTTCACCGTGCACGAATGGCGATTCACGTCGGTGCTCGTGATCGTCAGCATATCGTCTCCCAAATGCGCATCTTCGTAGACCCCGCCGGCGGCGCTCGCCTTGTAGCCCGACGCCGCCGTCTGCGTTTCCACCTGAAGCCCGTAAACTTCCACCTCGCTTGCCGCTTCGATCTCGATGCCGAATCGCACCGAACTGCCCGCGGTACCGCCGCCGGAGGTATACGTGATCCGCGACCAATCCCCCATCGCTACTCGCTCTGCCGCTTCGTTGCCCACCGTCAGCCGCACAACGGTCTCGGTTGCCGCCCGCACGTAGGCGCTCAAACAGTACTGGTATTCTCCGGGAGCCGCCAACGTCTGCCCCAGCGCTTGCGTCCCTCCTCCGCCGTTGGTCAGGCGCCACGCGTGAGTGCCGCCTCGTGGATCGGCAATCCCTCCGCTCAGTGCGAGCAGCGGATCCTTCTGCCAAACGGCCTGGTGCAGTTGATCGCTCCAGGCAAGTAGGTTGCCCGCGGGATCCAGAAAGGTGAAGCCGTTCAGCGTGCCTTCCGCCGCGGCGAAGAACGCCAATAGTGCCGTCGCTTCCTCATCGCTGAGATCCGTGTAGGTCAGCACCCACTCTGTGGTCATTCCCAGCGGGTCCGCCAGCTTGATCGTGCTGCCATCCGCCGCGCGATTCACTACTGTGCGCGCCCGCCGCTTCTTCTGCACGGGATATTGGCTCAGCGCCCCGCTTCCGAGTTGTGGGTATGTCGCCATCGATTCAATTCCGTACTATGCTGAGTCTCGTGCTCCCGCGCAGTTCGGCTACTGCCACCAACGCCAAATCGTCATCTGCCACGCTACAGTCGTCGTAAACGTGACCGTCCCATGGGTCCGTGAAGGAGAAATTGCCGAACGCCCCCTCCCTGGCCAGAAAGAACTCCTCGACCGCCGCCAATTCGCCCTCGTCCAGTTCAGTTAGCTGGATGTCCCACTGCAACCGCGCGCCCGCCGAATCGCGGTAGCGTTGTGAGCTGCCATCCACGAAGCGCACCGTTTGATTTCTGAACTGCAGGCGCCTCGACAACGGATACTGCGTGATCGCACTTGTTTTTAGTTTCGGAAAGTTAGCCATATCAAAGGTCGTTCACCACATCGTTGATCGAGTTCAGATTGAGCATCGCGTCCCTCACCGCCAGCGCAATGTCGCCGCTCCGGTCCATAAAGGACCGCGCATCCATCGCCTGCACGTTGAACGTGATCTGCGGCGCAGCGCTACCGCTATTGCCGCTTCCACTGGCGCCGCCGCTCGCGCCCCCGCGAGTTGCCCCGCTCGTGCCCGCCGGCGTGAAGGTTCTCGGCAATCCCGTCTGGTCGTAATCGAGACCGCTCACTTGCCCCTGGCTCTCCGCTGCCTGGAAATCTACCTTCGCAGGCATGGCGTACTTCACCAGCGGCGCGGGCGCTGAATTGTCTCCGCCGCCGAAGATGCCGAACAGCCCGGCGATCAGCATTGGCAACCCTAATCCCGCCTCCAATATCCGCGTTCCCACAGATCCCGCCGTGCTTCCGCCGCTGCTTGATCCGGTCTGTGCCGCGGCCTGCGCCTGGTTCGCCGTCGCCGTTGTCTGGCTGCTGCTCTGCTGTACGCCAACCTGCGCGATCACGTCGGCCAGCGTTGCCGTGGCGTTCCCCAGTGCCTGTGTCTGCTGCCCTGAGACCGTCAGGAAATTCTGATAGAGTTCCTCTTGTGTCTTGCTCGCCATCGTCTTGCCTCACCTTTGTGCTGTTATTCATCCGGGCGAAGTTCGGGCCGCTTCCTCCCAAGCCATCCCAGTCGTCACGCGCATGCGCTGCCTGTGCCTCAGCGCCGTTCTGGTGGACTGTCGCTAGTGCGCAGTTCCCCCGCCAGCGCCTGCTCCAGTATCAGGAACCCCTCCACTTGTCGCGCGCTCAATTCCCCGAAGTCACTCCCCCCAAGCCGCCGCCGCACCAGGAACTCCTCCAGCAGTCCTTCACTCTCTGCTGTGATGTATGACTTCGGGCAACTTTCGCTCGCCACGGTCTTCCGCGCCCACACCGGCGCTGCTCTGTCGTCGTGCGGCAAGTTCAACCAGCCGCACCGTCGCCGAACCTCCAGGCCGTTCCTCCGGCATGCGTCGCACTTCCAGCCGGCCTGGTTGGAAAACTGAAAATGGAAGGCGACTAGGAGTTTTTTCGTTCTTCTTCGCTCAACCCGGTCTCTCTTTGAACCGCTGCCAGAGCCTCCCGGAAGAGGTCCTCGGGCCCTGCCTCCGCCAGCAGTTCCGGGCCCGCTGGGCGTCCGTCCACCGCCAGCCCCGAAACCGCCTTCACGCCCCAGGTCACGTAGAGCCGTTCGATTTCGGCATGCAGCAGCGCCGCGTCCATCTTGTCGCCCGGCTCTTGGCTTGCCGCCAGGAACTCCGTCTTCCGTGCCAGGTCCCGTACCCGCCGCATCAGTTCCACACGCCGCCCGAAGGACATCTTCGCGATCGTGATCGTCACACCCGGAACCGCCCGCGATTCCACCGCCACTTCGCTGGAGTAGCTGCCGCCATCTCCCTCTTCCGCCCGTCTTCGTCTATCCGAATGCCACGGAAATCTCATCGTCCGCCGTCCCCTGTGCCCTCGATGCCCGGAAGCGCCACTGTAGCCGGTTTTGTGAGTCGTCGAACTCGGGCACCTCCGGTACTACGCTCTTCAAATACGCGCCCATCAACTGCCCCTCTGTCTCGCCCAGTTGCAGCATCACGCTGATTGGCGACTGTTGCTTCGCCGCCTGGTACAGTTCCCGCGTGGCGTCGTCGTCTCGCGTGTAGAGGTCGAAGGAAGCAGTCACCGTACGCTGTCCCGGCGAAAGCGCCCGTACCCCGGAGCACTCGCCGCTCACTCCGAACTCCCGGTCGCGCTGGTCCAATGCGTTCTTTACCGTGATGGTCGCCGCCGTGATCGTGCAGAACTTCGTCGGTGCCGTACCCAGCCACGCTTGCCCCATGTTCCCAGGCACGATCGAGTAGTCGAATTCGGCTACCGCCGGTTCTTCCGGGAAACTCTGCAATTGCCCCGCGCCGGACTCGAAACTCGCACTGTCCAGCAAGTCCTTTGCGATTCCGCTGAAGTGGAATTCGTGGTAGTCCCCATTTACCAGGATGTCCATCTGGTCCACTCCCGTCCCACACAGCAGTCGCTGCACTGCCGTCGCCGGACTCCAGTAGTCGAAGATCGTCACGCTCTTCAGCTCCGTCGCCGGCCGGTACGTTACCGCCGCGGTGATCGCCGCGCCAATCGCCGGAGTTGCCTGGAACGGCGCGTTTAGCTGCACCGTCTGCGCATCCACAAGCGCTGCCACGAACCGGATCTCCCCTTCCGAGCACACCGCCTGTCCATTCGTCAGTCCGTGCGGCGCTCCGAATCCCAGCCGCCCTAACGATGTGCTCGATGCCACTGTACCGCCGGCGAAGCGCGCCGGACTCCCACCCAGGGTCGCCTCGAACAGCGGACCGTATGCCGGCCCTTCCGTCGCCTTGTCCCAACTGGTCAGGTATGTCTGCAATGCGAAATCCGTGCGCCGCCTCGCGCCCGCTGGCACGCCCCCGAATGTCCGGCTCCCCGTCTTGTCGCGCCGGGTTCCTGCCGCTACCGTCTGCTGGATCCCCAGCTTCACCGCGGGAATCCGGTTCGCTGCCGTGATCGATCCTACACTCGCATACGCACTCTCCAACGCCGTGTAGAATCTATTCGCGTTGGACGAAATATATGAAGCCATACTAGTTCCTGTTCACCCCGATCTCGAAAGTGACCTTGGCCACCTGCATGAAGTTCTTCCCGCCCTGTTTCACCGGACCGAATGCCACTTCGTATCCGCCGCCATAGTACATCCCATCGCCCCAATCGCCCCGGTTCCCGTCCAGCATCTGCATCGCGGCGTCCACGTAGAGTTCCAGTTTGTCCTCCATCCCTTCTAGCCGGTCCTGGGATTGCCGCACCTCGATCGTCATCTGCACCTTCCCGGAAAAGGTCTGGAACTTCTGCCGCAAATCGTTCACGATCTTGTCGCAGTAAACGTTGACCGCCGGGTACTTCACGCCCAGCGCGCGCTCCGCCATGTCGGCCGCCACGTTCTGTGCCCGCACGTGCGACTGGTCAATTAGACCCGCAAAGAGTTGTTCGCTTTCCGTCAGCGCTCCCAGGGCGGCATTCACGCCCTTCGGTCCCGTGACCCGTTCCAGTACTTTCGCCGTAGCCGCGCTTCCAAGTTTGCCTGTCATCAGCCCCTCTGTATCTGCCGTGGCAACGGCAGCCGGTACGTCGGCGTCTGGCCTCCGCCCGCCCGCCGTCCCGTTGTCGTTAGTGTGTCCGGCTGCACCCAGGTCCCCCCCGGAACCAGCGGCGACGAGTTCTGCAACGTCATCGTCGTCGGGCTCGTGCCGCAGTACACGTTCCATCCCTTGACATTCACTGGCGCCGTCGTCTGTACCGCGAAGCTGCTGCCCGCTACTTCGATTACCGCCGGCACCGAACTCGCGCCCTCTTCGTTCGCCGCATTCGTCCACGCCACGGCGACATAGTAGTTGCCGGTTGCCAGGCCGCCTGCCGACGGTCCCACCACCGGCGTCGCCGCCTGCTCCACCGGATCCGCCACCGTCCCCAGTCCGCTTTCGAGCACCTTGTGATAGGCCCACTTCGCCATCTCGTGGTACTCGTCCCGCTTCCCCCCGTACCGGTCGTTCAACTGGCTGTTGTATGCGTCCCCGTACACCATCTCCAGCGTCCGGAAAATGTGCCAGAGTCTCAGCGGCGGTGTCGCCACTACCTGTCGGATGCCTGCCGCCGCGGTCATTGGCCCCGTCAACCCGAGCCGGTATAGCACGTCCGTTACCTCGACCGACAGTTGCTCCAGCGCCGGCGCCAGCTTCCGCGTCACGTCGATACCCTCGATAGTGGCCACATTCAGCAACTGCGAGTCGTACCCCCGCAGATCCTCGATGTCCGTAACGCGCCGTCCGTGAACAGTGCCATGGTGTGCCGCCTACTCCTTGGAGCCCCGCGCCGCTCCCCGCAACCGGTCAAGCTCCGTGGTTGACAGTACTGTCAATTGGACTCGCGCCGCGGCCGTCGCCCGCTCCGCCAGTCGGTGCGCTTCCGCCATTGCGTCGCGATGCGCTTTAGCCTCGTCCTTCGATGCCAGCCGGACTTGGCCATCTACCAGTAGCTTGGCGGCCAGCCGGCGCGGCACTTCGGTCTTTACCCCGCTCTTGCCGCCATCCGATGTTTCCACGCTCACCACCAGCGGATATTCATCCGCGATCTTCGATTCCGTCTCGCGAAGTTTCTGGTAATACACCTGTAGATCCATGTGCCTTCCTTTCCCCTCTTGGTTCTGTGCCATGGGGCTCCGAGTCACTCGGAGCCCCACCAGGCATCCCGTCCCCTCGGCGCGGGATGCTGCCTCCTGCCTAGGTGTTCACCTGCACGCCCGCCGAGTTCCGCAGTACTCCGCAGCCATACAACACATCCACCGTGAACTGCTGCGCCAACGTATTCGGCTGGTAGCTCATCACCACCCGCATCCCGAAGTTGCCCAGCTCCGCATACTCCGCGATCGCGCCCGTTCCCGGCAGCGGTTGCGGCAGTCGCCGTACCACCAGGCCTATCGCATTCTTCGTGAACGCCATGTTGTGGGTCGTCACCGGACTGCTGCCCGTCTTCTGCACGAACTGCGAACGGAATACGAAGAAGTCCTTCACCTTGCCAATCGTGCCGTCGATCAGGGCCCGCAGGCCGGCGTCGCCAGCCGACTGGAATTCGCTGAACCGGTCGATCTGCCGCCAGGCGGAGTACGTTGCCGCATCCACCACGATGAACTTCTGCTCGCCCTGTCCCACCTTGGCCAGGAACAGCGCCGTCTCCGCGGCGTCAATCGTCTGTTCCGTGATCGGCGTTCCCGCCGTACCCACCGGTGTGTTGGCCGTGAAGCCCGCGTACAGCCCCATTAGGTCGCTTTCGATCTTCTGCGCGATTGCCGCCACCGCCGGCTCCATGTAGAGCCTCAGCAGGTCCGGCACCGCCAGAACCTTCGTCACATCCGGAATCTGGAAAGTCGCTTCCGCGTGCGTGTTCAGCACGATCTGCGCGTTCCCCAGGCTCGGATTCTGCGTCTGCACCGTTCCGCCCTCGGCGATGTTGTTCGCCACCATGGTCGGCGGAATCGGTACGTTGATTGTGTCGCCGGCCTGGGCTAGCACCGGTTCGTAGTCGCGATTTACCAGGTTCCCCATCACGAGGTTCCCCACCAGCACCGGCAATGCGTCCGCCGCCACCAGTTTCACGATCGCATTCGCGACGTTACTTGAAGTTATTGCTGCCATTCGTTCTCTCCCTCAAATCGTTGGTTTCTTTACTCCGCCCACGCCGCCGGCATTCCCGTACTGCCATGGGCCCCTTCACATCCCCTTTAGGGTTTGCGACGCCACGCGTACGATTTCTTCTCGTACTCGCTGCATTTCATCGGCGCTCATCCCTGGGCGAATCCGCTCCAGGTCCACCGTTTCCCGGCCCGCTGCCGGAGCTTTCAGGGTCGCCGTCATCCCCGCACCCCCGGCAATCCGCGCCGGGAGAAACTCCGGATTCTCGTTCACAAAGCTGGTCAGGTATTCCTTGAGTGACGTTTCGCCGGCCTCGTTGCGGGCTACAATCCGCCCGTCCTCGGTCCGTACGATCCCTTCCTGTACCGCCTTGAACGCAAGATCGATCTTGCCTACTCCCAAGCGCTGCAGTTCGGCGCGCACCGTTGCGCCCCGCTCCGCCTCCGCCGCCATCTTCCGGCTCTGCTTGTTCTCTTCCACCACTTCGTTTAGCCGGCGTTCCAGTTGCTCCCGCCGCTTCCGCTCTTCCTGTAACTCCGCCTTGTGTGCCGGCTCGGTTTTGGCATGTTCGTTGTTCACGAACTCCTGTACGGCCTGCCTCACGATCGCCTGTATGTCGATGCCTTCCATATCCCTCCTAGTCTTTGGTGGGGCAGGCTTCAGCCTGCCAATCCGAGCGCAGCTCGGACCTGTTTCCCTTATCCGGCGTCAATCTCGTCCGCCACCCGGTTCTTAATTTCCTGCCGCGCGTCGCTCAAGTACTTGAAAGCCAGTTTCTTGAATACCTGTTTCTTCAGGGTGTCTGACGCGATACCCAGTTCCAGCAGTTTCTTGGCGTCGTCAAGTTCCGTGCTGAAATCGCCGATATCGAACTCGTCCATCCCCGATACGTCAATCGCTACCTCGTCCTGCCGGGCGTCGGCGATCGCCCACAGCACCTGCTTCATCGTGTCCTTCACCATGTCCCCGTATGCCCGCAATACTTCCTGCGTCACGGCGAAGTCGATCTGTTTACTCAGCCCGGACGGACTGATGAATCCGCCCCGGGACTGCTCGGCCTGGTTCATCAGATAACAGACGCGGTATATTTCGTCCTTTAACCGGACCAGGTTGTCCGCCGCTATCTGATAGACCTTGCCCTCCGGCTCCGTCCACCCAAACCGGTCGTCTTTGCCGAGTTGGATGTAGTAGCTCTCTCCCATCACCTGGGTCCATTCCTTGTCCGAATAGATCACCGGACTCGCGAATAGTCCCATCGTCAACGCCCAGGAAAGTGCGTTGGACTTGTTGAAGTGTTCCAGTTGCAGGAGCGCGGACTTGTTC